GGTTACCATTTATTACAGCATTACCTATAGCGCCTAAGCCCTTCCATAACAATCCATCTTTATAAAGATATATAGTACATGAAGCTGCGTTCCTGGTTGTTGGTGTATAACTTACACTTGTATTAGCTACTATATTTTCTGTTAAATAGCATGATTGTAAAAGCGGGGAAATTTCTGGAGCTATTCCAGCTGTTCCACTTCCTTTAAGTTCTGCTTTTATTTTAAACTCTAAACTCCTTTTTCCTTGTGCGTGAGGTTTCATTCCCATTGTTGGTTTTACAACATGTCTGTCAATAGCATCTTGAACTACATTAACTTCAGCGTCTAAGACCTGCACTGCGTCAATTAATGTAGGATTTGCATCAGTTCCTTTCGTAGTTTCTAATTTTACTAATAAAAGCCTATCAAATTTATTCGCCATCTTTTATCCCCGCTAAACTTTTTAAAAAAATACTTTACAAGCCATTAGCCATATTACCTGTATACCATATAATTAAATTTCTTGTTGAAATAACGTAAGGGTATGTAGCTTCTATGTCTTGATGTTCTCTATTATGTATTTCTATTGCGCTACATAAACCGCCTAAAGTTAAATTTTGATTTATTTTTTGAATTATTTCAGCATCTATATTATTTAACATTGTAGCATTATTTTTATATTCTGCTTTTACTATTGTATTTACTATTATATTTATACCAATATTTACATAACCGCCAGTTTTATGCTCAATCTCAGCATCAGAATCATCTATTATTTGAATAGCTGGAAATATATTATTTGGTAATTGGTCAAATTTAGTTATTTGTCTTGTAACATATTTTACGCTTGTAAGTTTTAATGTGTTTTCAAGTGCGGTCATTATCTGTTCTCTTTGACTTGCCATGTTATGACCTCACTAAAGTTATTGTAGGTTTCCCAGTCATATTACTATTTAAATCTAAATTATTAAATTGATTGTCTTTATTAAAATCATATAATGGTGCGTTGTTTAAGTCGTTTAATTCTTCTTTAAATTTATTTTTATAATATTCAGCTAAGCTATAAAAGCTGTCTTCGGCTATATCTGTAGTTTTCATAAGTGAAGGGAATACATAATAGCCTAATGTTCTATATACTAATAAATTTTTTATCAAAGCTGTATTAAAATAATTAATATCAAATTTAGGTAAAAAGCTTCCAGTATTTACAGAACTCATATTATTATTTGTATTCCCAAAAAAATAAAGTTTATAATGTTGAGGAAACCATATATATTCAAAATAGTTTATAACATCTGTTTCAGCTTTTGAAATCATTTTTTGTATATCAGATATATTAACAAAATTAGCTATATCTGAATACATTAAAGTTAAATCATTTTCATTTATAATAGACATTTATTATTATTCCTCTTTTTTCTTTCTACCTCGTTTTGAAGTTTTTTTCTCTTCTTTCTTTAGTTCTTCTATTACTTCAAAGTTTTCATGTTCATAATTTCTTTCTATTTCTTTAAATTTATCTTCTTCTATTTCTGCAAAAAATTCGAATTTATCTAAATCTTCTCTTTTCCAAAGTACTCCACCTAAATAAAGTTCATTAACAAAATTCATTTTTTTATTTAATTTAACTTTTATTTTTTTAGCCATGATATAAACTCCTTCTATAAAATTAAAAACTTTTTAAAAAAATACTAAAACAAAAAAAGGAGGGGCATTAAGCCCCTCCGTTTATTTTACCTCACCTTATCAAAGGTTCGGGTCTATTCCGTATGCTCTCGCAAGTGCGTTAGGTGACGCAGATACGAAGTTACCGTACCATTTTACACGATACCTAACAGCGTCAGCATTCTGGATTACGCCTACTCTTTCTACCTGTACACCTGCTGGAGCAGATGAAGGATAGACAAGCGAAACACCGTCAGTAAGCGAACCGCTGTCGAATACGCCAGCATATATACTGTCCCATGTTCCACCAGTTAGCGCAAGTCCGTCTACAGTTTCAGTAGCTAACTTATAGTCCGATACAAATATCGGAACACCTTCATAAGTGTCAAGGATGCTACCGTCTGCCATTGTTATTTGGTCGAGACTATTACCACCTAAAGACCTCAAAAGCCTTCTATATTTCCTTCTCATTGAGAAAGACATTAATATAAAGTCAACTCTACCGTTTTTAGACTTAACAAGGTCAAGCAGCTGGTCTAATTTGTCGAATGTCAATGCATCACCTGCAGTAGCGTTAACAGGAGCTATAGCGTTTGTAACCTCTGAGAACATTGAGTTCAAGTCAGGGGCAACGCCTGTGCCGTTAACAATTGAGTCCTGCAGTTTACGCCCTACACCTTCAGCAGCTGAGCTTATTTCTATAGCTGCAGCATCAACTTCAGCGCCAGCAGTAGCTATAGTTAAATTAGATATATCAGCATCTCTAACAATAACGCTCGCTGTTACTGTTTTCTGAGTAAATACAGTCGGAGTAGCAGCAGGAACCGTACCACCGTCTGCAATTACAGAAGCTGTCTGGTCAGGACGATAAGAAATAACCGCAGCTTTTCCGCTAAACCCATAAGCAGGCATAGCATTAAAAATCGGGTTTACCTTAACGATACTATCAACTACAGGAGTTATAATATCGTTATTTAACAATTTACCTATTTCAGCTAATGTTTGAGCCATTTTTATATTCCTCCTTTTTTTTCAAAATACTCAAATATTTTTTGATTTTGGATCAACCAAAAAGCATGTGCATTTTGAAGAAGGCATCTAGCCCAAACACTGCTATTATTATACCGCACAAAATATAATAAAGCAGGAGAAATGGCTCTACCATTTTCTCAAATTAAAAATACTAATATAATAGAAAATAAATTGAGGGGCTTAGCGCCCCTCGTGTTATGATATTTTTTGAAGTCCTGCTTTTAGTCTTTCAAGCGGGTCGCTCGGTGTGTTTTCAGGTTTATGCTGTCCACCTTTACTACCTGTACCACCTATCGGCCCTTTTACTAAGTATTGATTTTCTGTAAGGAAGTTTTTAACATATTCTTCTACTGATAATAATTCACCTTTTTCATTATATATAGGTTTACCATCTTCGTTCAATACTTCTACTTCTCCTTTTTCATTTAATGTTACATTATCTCTTATTAAAACTGCAATCTGTGAAGGATTAATAGCATTGAATTTAGCTGCGCTATTTATTATCTTGTCATTTATAACTACCTTTTTATATTTACTTGTTATATCTTTATATTTAGTTTCATATTCTTTTATTTTACTTTCATAATTATCTATTATAGCTTTTTTAGCCTCTTCCCATTTTCCTTGCTCTTCTAGTTCTTTCTGTTTTATTTCTTCCATTTTCTGTTTTAATGTTTTGTATTCTTCTGGGTCTACATCAGCATATTTTTTAAGTGCTACTCTTCTTTCGGCTGCTTCCTGTCTTGTTCTTGCCAGTTCTTCTTTTAATCTTTCAAGTTCAGCAGCCAAATCCTCATTTCCATTTTGATTTTGATTTATTTCATTATTTTGATCTATATTTTTTTCTTTATCCATTTTTTTCCTCCTTTTGAATAAAAATTATTTATCACCTTTATAAGGTATAAATAAATGCCTGCAATTGTAACCGCCTCTCTCAACAAATGGATCGCCTGGCGATTTTCCTTGCCATGATTTATTTGCCCAGCTTTTTATTTCTTCTAATGTTAATACTGAGCCTGCCCATTTCCTGCACCAATCTCTAGTTTTACTATCTACAGGTCCATAATATAAAAATTTTTTAATATTAAATTTATTTGCTAAAACTTTAGATACAAAAGATACAAAAGAATTAACTTTCGTAATTATTAAAACCTTTACTCCTCTTAATGATGTGCTATTCCCTATACTAGATAATATTTTTTCAACCTGAGATAAATATTCGTTTTTATTTAAATTGCTTTGAGTTAATTGAAAAAATTTAGATGTTATCTCTAGTTTTTTTGATTCTATAAATCCGTTTATTTCTAATTTTGCTGAATTTAAAAAACTTGTTATTGATTCTAATTGCTTTTCTGAAATATTATCAATTTTAAAACCTTTATTTTCGTACATTGTTTTTATTGAAGATACTATCTCTTGTAAATTATCATTTAATATATTATTTATATTTGTTATATATTCATAAGTAACATTATTTACTTCATTTGTTATATCTGTTAAAGTTAATGTTTTAATACCATACCATGAAGCTGCAAGAAGCGCTAAAGCTTTATAATAATCATCAGTTTGTTTATCTATTTGAGTTTCGATATTATTT